TCAGTGGTCTCGAGCTGATAGACGCCAGCGTCGTAGGTTTGCGATTCGGTGAGGTTTGCCATTGAGCCCTTACCCTCAGAAAGTGATGGTCCAGGAGCCCGACAGCGAGATGTCGGAATCCTTGTTCAGTGCAGACGTGCGGATACGGCGGGCGTAGAGTGTGCCGGCCGCAATGAATAGCCCGAACTCGAGAATTGCCTTCCCGTTCGCTTCTCCTGATCCAAGCGAGAAATTGAACTGGACCTTGTTCGTCGCGGGATAGGTGACGGAGTCGATGGCCTTGACGTAGGCGTCCGTCAGCGAGGTATTGCCGGCAGCCGCGGCAGCGCCACTCGTGCCGAAGCCGATCTGTGTGACGCTCTGGCCGGTAACGCTGCCCCCGAGCAGCTTCGCGTGGATCTGCTTCGACAGATCGACGATGATGTTCTGCTCGTCGACGTCCTCGATCAGCGCACCATTGCGACGGATCTCATATTTCAGGCGCCCGGTCGGACCGCCAGCGTGTTCCTGGAAGGTAAGCATTCAAGCCTCCGGTGATTGCCTGGAGGCTATCGTCACGACCCCTGAAACTACGCCGGCTCGACGACCGTGAGCCCTGACTGATGCTTGACGATCCCGTTGAAGGAGCGCAGGCCGTCGTACTTGGTCGTGTAGGTGACGTCTATCGTGGCGCTATCGGCCGGCCCCGTGAGTGTGTCGCCCATACCGGCGAGGGTGATCGGAATCGTGGCAACTGCCTCAACCGGGGCGGTAAGGGTGTCATCAGCCTGCAGAGCCAGCAGGAGCACCTGGACGGCGCCATCGTCCGTCGGCGGGCTCGCAAACGCGTCCTCTAGCTTCGAGTCCGAGAGGCGAAGACTGTCGAGGTGAGTGCCGGCGTCGCGGAACTGCTCGATGAAGGCGCGCACCTGCCCCGCGAACGCCAGGAGGTCGGCCCCCGACTCCAAGTCGTAGCCGATCTCGACCTCGAAGAGGCCATAGAGCGGATCGGCAACCGCGTTGTGCAAAATCGCGCTGTTGTAGCTGAAGGCGCTATTGTGGGTCTGAGTCGCGTTTCGCCAACGGGTCACGTCATTGACGGCTGCAGCCTGGCCAAAGCGATCAAGCAGCGCCTGTTCGATTGCCTTGTTGTTCCCGCGCGGGCGCATCACCTCGACGACGATCCGGTTTGAGTAGGCGGTATCCGACTCTCCGGTGTTGCGCGCCACTCCGAAATAGCCGCCCCACTCGTCCAGCCACTCATCGTCGGCGGACGGGATTGACATCTGATCCACCATCGCGCCAATGGCTTCCTTCGCCGCCTTCAGCTCGAGCGCGACCGAGTGGAGCCAGGCCCACAGGATCGAGGAGTACGCGAGGAATACGTCGCCGTTGCTCGACGCCTGCGCCCCCTCCCCGTCCAGCAGCGTCGTAGCCGATGCACCCATCGCCTCCTTCGATGCACCGTAGATCACGGTGATCTGAGCCTGAGCGGACAGAAACTCGGTCAGCGAGGCCAGCGTGTGCTCAGTCAGGTCTGCAGCGAAGAGGATGTCGTCGTCCAGGTACCCGGTCAGGACGTCGTCGGCGATCCTCCAGCGGAACGCGTCCGAGGCGTGCCGCGCTCGGAAGGCGACGAATGCCCCGGGAGACTTGTCGAAGGCCGAGTGGATGAACTCCAGCAGTTTCTCAGCCAGACGCATGTCACACCGCCGTCAGGGTAAAGGTGCCGACCATCGCCTTCTCGGTGGCGCTCATGGCCACGTCGGCAGCCGGCAGGGTCATCTGGAAATTGACCACGCCATCGACGTTCATTGCCGCTGCAACGATCTCAGCCGCGAGCACGTCCGCACCGATCTCGAGATCGGTGATGTAGTCGGACACCGCCGCCTCGATGGCGGCGATCACGTCGGCGGCGACATAGCCGTAAGCGACAGTGACCGCACCGGTGACATCGATCAGCCTGGATGTCGCGGCATAGACGACCACCTTGACGCCGGCAGCCTTCCAGCCTGGGACGATCGTTCCGTCCTCAGCCGTGTAGCCGTAAAGGATCCGCGTGACTTCATCGATCAGCGCAGTGCTCGCCCCGTCGACGCCATTGTGGATGTAGCAGTTCACGAGGGAGATCGGCTGCCCGGGATCATCAAGCCACGGCTCAATGACGCTCTGAAAGCGCACGCGCTCGACGATGAACCCTGCGCTATCGCGTATCGCGGCCGTGCTGATCCCATATCGAAGCGCATTGCCCGTGCCGCGGGTGAGCGTCGAGACGTAGGCGATGAAGCGCGTCTTGCGCTGCGCGTCGGTCTCCTGGTCGGCGCCGTTGGTGAAAGAGGCCAGCGCGACGGCAGACACCATTGTGCTGATCGGCGGCTGCAGGGTAAAAGGTGTTCCGGCAGTGACGTTGCCGCCGGCGCCGGGCGTGGCAGCCTCCACCCGCACATCCACATACGAGGCGTTCGCGGGGATCGTGATGTCCGTCTTCGAGATGAAATCGACCGCGAATCCGCCTCCAGGCGAAAACGTGGTGTTCGACGGCACCAGAGAAGGGGCGTCCGACGGCGTGATCGTGACGCGAATCGTCCCGGTCGCCGGCACGGCGGGGATCTTGTCGAAGTCGAAGCTGTTGTAGATCGCGACCGGGATCGACTCCTTCAGCCCGTTCCACATCTGCTGGTACAGCTCCTCGATTTCGACCGCGGGCGCCTCGAGCATCGTGCGCGCGACCGAGCCGATGTTGAAGTCGGTGAGCTTGTTCTGGATCGCCCGGGCATGGTTGATCATGCTCGCCGCAATGCTTGGGAAGTCCTTCAACTGAAACGGCATCACACCACCACGACAATATCGGCCGGCGCCCCGGAGATCGGGACGGCGGTCGCGGTTACACGGATCTGGTCGCCGTTCACCTCGGCGCTGCATGTCGGAACTTCGGCGACACGCTCGTCTTCGATCAACGCCGACCTCACGTAGAAAGCCGCAAGTTCGGCCGCGACAGGGCCGTTCGAGGCACCGATCAGGGATCGGATGTGACACCCGTACTCCGGGTGGAATCCGAGCTCCCGTTTATCCACCACTACGCGGTGGCGCAGCGCCTGGACCAGGTTTGGGACGCCAGACGTCAGGACGAAGTCGCCGTTCGCTGCTTGCAGCCCCCCGGAGTCGAGCAACAGATCCGCCCCATAGACGGCGCCTGGATCCGAGGAGGCCGACACAATCGACGAGGGCGATGGCAGCTTGATGCTCGCCCCGTAGGCAAGCACCCCCGCGCGGGCGAGCGCCGGGTCGGTGAGGTACGGCGGACGCAGCCCGTTCAGCTCGGCGAGCTCGACCCACCGGGATGCGTCGCCCAGCTCGCGCAGCGCAATCCGCTGCAGCGTGTCGCCGTATCGAGTTTCAGCCAGTCGGATACCTGGCGCCTCGCGCATGAAGCTCATGCGAACGCCACCCCTCGCGTGACAATGCCCATCGAGATCGCCATGTCAGCAGCACTCGAGGGGTACAAGACGGGATCGAGCTGCGTCAGCGCAGTGAGCGCGCCGGCAGCTTGGCTGGTCACGCCAAAGGACTGCTCATCGACCGGAAACAGCGCCGGGAACGGGTTCTCGGTCGCGTAGCGCGAGATCGGCCGACCGCCCGCTGTCGATGAGCAGGTCGACGCCCCGAACAGATCGTCGTAATTGCCGATGAACCTGCGGGACCGAAACGCGTTCTTCAGCACGCAGAAGGCGTTGTTGAACGCCGATGCAACGCGGGAGAACTGCGCCCGGATCTGGTTCGGGATGTTGATGATCGACTGGAACGTGCGAGTGATGTTCGCGCCGGCGCGCGCCAGGTTGCCGGCAATGCTGAGGAGACCTCCTGTCGCTTCGGAAACCACGCCCATGCCTGCGGCGATCACCCGCTGCACGGCAGTCAGGGCTGTCGCCGTGAGATCCACGAAGGACGCGAACGCCGCGCGTACCGGCCCCAGCACGGCGCCCACGGCGCCTCGCAGGTCCGCAGCGAACGCCTCGATCTGGCGGATCGACAGCTCGAGCGACGACAGGCCCAGCTCCTCGAGCGCCGACGCCGACAGCGCGCCCAGGGCGTCTGCCGTCGCCGAGACGTCATCCGAGAGCCAGTTCAGGGTGATCTGGTACTGCGAGAGGAGCGGGCGTGCCTTGTTGCGACGAAGCACGAAGGCCTGCGGGGCGACCACCCAGGTGAAGCCGTCGAGCGAGTCGGAGAAGATCAGCTTGACCTTGTCCGGATCGAGTCCGGCCTGCAGCGCTGCGGCCCGTTCGGCATGCCAGCGCCGGAAGATGGTCTCGTGCAGTTTCTGGAACTCGACCAGTCCGTCAGGCCGCCCGCCCTGCCCCCAACCGGTGTGGCCCGCAAGGACCACTTGCGGAATGCCAGGCCCGAAGTTGTCCGCCCATGCCCCGCCAAGCGTCTGCGTTGTCGCCAGGCGCGATCGATCGGTGCGCGTCAGATCCTCCGGGCGAATGACGAGCCGCATCTCGACCGGCGCGGAGCCGGTCGCCATGTTGTGGAACACGAAGGAAATCGGCCTTTCTTCGGCCTTCTGTCGTGGGGGCGCCATGGTCTGATCATCGCGTCACGACGGTGCCGGCCACACGCGTCAGTTCGGTGCGCCCGTCGTCCCGCCGGAGTCGCCCGGGTGCGTGTGGTTCATCAGACTAACGCCGCCGGCCACGACGTCGTTCGTTACGGACACCGGCCCCAGCATGGTGCAGCCGCCGCCGGCCGCGCCTGTACCCTGCGTCAGCGAGCCGTTGATCGTGGTCTGGCCATTCAGAGTGATCGTCGGCGCCGTCAGGGTCATTGCACCGCCCGAGGTGACACTCGCCGCCCCGCCAACCGACGCGGAGAGCGCCCCGACGTTCGATTCGGTGACATTGCCCGACGGATCGACGTTGATGGACGCCACCTCGGCGCCGCCATTCTTCACCGACAGATGGACGTGCACCGCCTTGTCGGTGTTGCGCCGGATCTTCCAGAGCTTGTCGTAGTCCTTGCCGGTCAGGTCTTCATGCGCCGGCGACGTGCCGATGCGCAGGTACGTGCCGGACGGGTGGCAGACCTCGGTGTTCCCTGCCGCATCGATCGTCATGTACACGTCCGATGCATGGCGATAGACCATGCGATCACGATCCGGGAAGAGGCACTGCGCCACTTGAGGGAAGAGAAAGCCCAGCACCACGGGCGTCTGCCCGAAGTAGCCCACGACAGCGTAGACGTCGCGCACCGCGGTATTGAGCGCCCCATACCCGGTCTGTGCGGGCCGCGAGAGGTCGGACAGGCCCATGTCCGTACCGGCGCTGCGGGACATCACCTGGACGCCGGAAAGGCGCCGACCGTCGGCCATGAGCTCCAGGTCGACCGCATGTGATTCCGGTCGCGTTTCAACCACGCGTGCAATGTCGAGCATCAGCGCACCCCCAGCCCGTCAATCTCGAATCGGTAATCGCCCACAGCCTTCTGCGCCCGGGCGATAAAGCCCGTCCCTCGCTCGAAGTTGACCGTCGTCGTGAAGGAACCGAAGGGCAGAAAATCATGGGTGACAGAGGAGACGTAGCACTCCGAGGCGATCGAGTCCGATGCGCCGCGCAGGATCCGCATATACGTGCCGGCCTTGATCGCCTCGTTGCCGCGCAAGCGCAGCGAGCCCTGCTCGAAGACCACGTTGTCCCGATTCATCTTCGCCAGCACTTCACGGCGGCGGTCGATCCAGCGAGCGAGCTTGCTGGTTTCCTGCGGCTGCTGGTCCTTCGTGGGGGCATCCGAAAAGGCGTAGTCCTCGGGGCCGAGCGCGGTGGACACCTCCATCTTCCGGTTGCCGTAATAGGCTGCCGCGCAGTTGGGGTACTCGTAGAGAATAAAGTTGCCCGCCAAACCTGTCTGGGCGCTGCGCTTGGCGTCCTCGTTCGACATCATGGTCCATCGTTCCGAGGCCACCCAGAAGTAGTTCGCCACGCCAGCGTCGGTGCGCGAGACGTTCTGGGCAACGATGTCCAGGTCGGACACCTCGAGCGTGTCCGCCACGGCGTAGGGCTGGATGAACGCTCCGGCCACGTCCTTGAAGGGCACCGGGCGCACCACCAGCGCCACGTCCTCCTCACGATCCTCGACGAACAGTTCGTTGAACGGTCCGACGTCCAGAAGTGACGCCAAGAACTGGTGCAGGGAGACGTTGTTGAAGTTGCTCGCAGCGTAGGGCGACACCGCCCCCTCGATCGAAACGGCCGGCATCATCTTGTTGATGACTTGGGCGCCGACCTTGCTCCCGTCGGCAAGTGCCGTCATTCGCGCCAGGTAGGGGTTGATCACGCGCTCGATCACGCCCGCGACGAAATCGCGCGCCGTCTTGATCTTGCCAGCATCCTCGCCGGCATACTTCTGGAATAACGCCATTTCCGAAAGGATGTTGTCGCCCACGACCGAGTTGTTCAGGTAGAAGATCTGGATGATCTGCAGGATCTTGCCGAAGTCCTGCCCCGATACAGTCACCGTGCGTGCGGGCCGTCCGCCCGACATGGACTCGTTGCGCACGACGGTCGACACCAAGCCGCGCATGATCACGGGCAGTTTGTACCCTGCTGAGTCGCGATAGGCGGACGGATCGTGCGCGAAGCGGATCTCTACCAGGTCCATCGGCTCGATCAGTGCGTACAGGGTCTCGAGCAGCGCGCCATGTTCCCGATCGGCGAGGGTGACGGAGAACGCACCCGCGGGCTCGCGCACCGACTTCGTGACGCGCACGCCGCCGAACTCAGAGAGGTAAGGGGTCAGGTCGATGTCGGATAGCTCGCGGTATCGGTTCGACGCAGCGCCGAGCCCCGGCGCGACTTCCTGCCGCTCGATCGCCTTGACCAGGCGCACCTCGATCTTGGGTTCGAAGACTCTCACGAGAACATCCCTGCCGGACGCGGTGCGCCGAAGAAGGTCTGAATGATCGGCTGGGCAAGCTCACGCCCTTGCTGATCGTAGAGCTCGAACCGCCCGCCAACGTTGAGCGAAACCTGCTGAGGGCCGAAGTCGCTAGCGGATGCAGTCCTGACGCTCTCGGGCGTCTTTCGGTCGTCCGCCGCCGCGATTTCCTCGCGCGCACGCTCGATCTTGCCCGCGTAGGCCGACGTCTCGGGGTTACCCCAGCGGTCAGGATCCCATCCGCCATTGTAGGCGCGCATCGCATCCTGCGCGTTTCCGAACTTGCGCAGATTCTCCGCCATCAGCTCCTTCTGGGCCCGCGCAGCGTCATCGAAGTTCGACGGATCGATCTTTCGGCCCCAGCGCTTCTCGAGCGCGGCCTGCGTCTTGGGCATGAGCTGCGCGTAGCCGCGCGCGCCGGCCTTCGAGACCGCGTTCGGATTGAACCCGCTTTCGACCCGCATCTGCGCCTCGAGCGTACCGGGCGGCAAGCCAAGCTCGCGATCGTTCTCGCGAAGCTGAGCCCGCTGCTCGGGGGTGAGGCTGTGGCTACCGTGCGACACCGGGCCGGCGCCGAGTCTCTCCGCTGGGCCCGCCTCGCGACGCCGCATCAGCGCATCGCGCTCGGCAGTCAGGTCTGACAATCCTTCGGGCGAGTTCCGGCGGATCTCTGCCTCAAGGAGGCGCAGGTTGTGATCAAAGCCGGAGGTGTCGCGACCGGCTGCAGCCGCCTCGTCACGCTGTCGCTTGAGTTGCCCGTAGCTCGTCGCGGCACGCTGCGCTGCTGCCTCGTCTGGCTTCCAGTTGTCGATCGCTGCCTGCTTGTCGGCGATCGCCCGCTGCAGCGCGGCGTCCTTCTTCGCCTGCTCGGCTTCGGCGGCCTTTTCGGTGTCGTGCTTCCGGACGTAGTCGGAGTCGCCCGCGAACCACCGAACCAGCTCGACGATACCGTCCTTGATCGCCAGCGTGGCAGGAATCAGCTTCGTCGCCAGCTCCTGCATCGAGTTCGCCATGTTCGCCTGCGTCTGCCGCATCTGCTCGCCCTGATCGCGGGTCGAGTCGTAGGCCGCCGTGAGGCGAACTACGACCTTGCGCAGCTCCGACTCATCGCCGCCCGCCATCGCATCTCGCAACGTTCGAGCGTCGGCCAAGTTGAGCTTGTCCGCGCCTTCCAGTGACTGAAGTCGCTCGGCCTGCTTCCAGACCCCGGTCCGGTCGGTCCCCGCCACTTCTGCGACCGCGGCGATCTGCTTGCTGTTCAGCTTGCTGACGTCGACGCCGGACTCCTTCAGGGAGCGCTCCAGATCGCCGAGGCCGCGGTCATTCTGGTATGCCTGGTACAGCGCCGACGCCTGCCCGGCGCCCACGCCGAAGTGCGACTGGATGGCCTTGCGGAACTCGTCGGTGTCCCGGCCGTAGAACTGCTCGAGCGCCTGCATCTGCATCGCCATGACCGAGCGATCGCCGCCCTGCCCGACCCACTGGTCGTACTGCGCCATCTTCGCCTTATCTCCGCGCGCCTCGGCGAGCTTGTAG